AGTATTCTGATCCATTCGAAGATGCCGTGACAGTTCTTGTAACTGATAACTACCAGCAAACCATGGTAACTTCCTCATTCTCTTTGGCTGAGTATATGAGAATGGCCCTAGAAACTTCACCAATAACTTGAACTCTTCAAAGTAATTAAGGTAAAGTCTGTTAGGGCCATGGTTTCTAGATTCTAAATTACCGTACAGTTTTAGCAGTGCTTCAAGTGGAAAGTATTGTGTTTCAATGGAGTGGCAACTGTTGTCCATCCCTTATTTCCATAAGTGTCTTGGCATAGAAGTCATTAATAACTTTTAACAACGCATCAATGATGCCACCAATGGAACTATCAGCAGAGTAAACTTCATACCCAAAGAAGTTAGCTTCTGGAATATCCTGATTATATAGAGTGTACATAATAGGAATGCATGGCTGAAGTGGAGTACCTTCAACTATATCTGCCCAGTAGACACAGAGCTTACCTGCTTGATAGTCACCATTCCAGAGAACTGGTTTGTCATCTAGAACAGTGATTTTAAATGTTCCAACTTCAGGAGAACTAACAGTTTCTACTGGAAAGGTATCCATTGTTAATCCTGTTAAGGCTCAAAGCCGGGTTGAAGTTTGTAGTCATCAGGAACTACTTTATAATAACGAGCCTGACTTCCATCACCGGGGTCATTAAGATCATTAATTACCTTGCAAAGCATTTGTAGCTTAGCTTCTGACAACCTAGGAAGTCCAGTAACAAACTCCTCATCAGGATAGTCACTGTCGAAATTATCAGTGTTTACAATACGTGCCATTATTATTCTCCAATCAGAACATGTCAGAAGATAGTGCAGTCTTTTTATCACGAGACTTAGCTTGCTTAGCTACAGTACCAACAAGTTCTGTCTTAGTCTGAATCTTAAGACCATTAACAATCACACCAATCTCTTCTTCACTAAGAGTTGTAACTAACTCAGGATCATTGCGCAGCTGCTTATGGATCATCATTAGAAGAACAGGCATCTTAGGATGTTGATGATGAATAGCTTCCTGAAGTTCCTGCATCTTGGACATAAAGTCCATGTGGTCTATTTCAGAAGTTCTAGCTGTGCCGATAGTCTGAACTACACTGTTAGCTTTTTGATTCGTCTGTTCCAGACTATTCGTTTCAGTCTTTGGAACTGATACTTCTTTGTTTTGATTGTTGTTATTTTCCAGATGCACTCTACTAACTGGAACTGCCACATCAGCAGTTTTAATTTCCGCAACTTGGCTTTGCGCATTCTGAATCTCCTGATTCTGATTAGCTTCTTCTTGTTTCTTTTTGCGAAGCTCTGCAAGTTTAGCTTGAATGTCCATAGTTATTCATCCTCCGGAAAGCCATAGGGAGCAAAGTAATCATCTGGATTGTCACTATCTTGCTCACGATCTTGATAAGGAGCACGATCAGCTTTATCCTGTTTAGTAGTACCAGTATATGGTCTATTAGCTTTAAGATATTCTGTGCTAATACTAGCCAAGGTATTCAAATCAGGATTAGTAGTTCCCGTATAAGGAGCTGCAAGTTCTTTCGGCTTACCTTCAATACGGATAAGATCCCTTGGTACACTCAACGATAGTAACGATTTCTGACCTAAGATCCACTCACTAGCCAAGATGTAATTAAAGGTTCCGTCAACCTCATCGTATTTTCCACCGAAGGAAGATAGCTGAGATTTCGGGAACCATTCTTGTTTGATAGTTTCAGATGTTTTAGGATCAACTACCCTGAATAGAATAGCTTTACCTGTATCTTTAATGATCTCACCTTCAAGACCACGATAAACATTATTGTATGCCATGATTATAAATCTCCAATGCCAATAGCATTTAGGTTGTCATAAGTAATAAGCTTCATAGTTACCATTGCTGCATCCCTAGTATATTCAATCTTTTCTTTTTTTAATTTAATATTCAGTTCAATCTTTCGGCAAGTATCTTGATCTTTAAGATTGATGACTGCTTTAATTACTCGCCGCTGAATAGATGGTGGTACTGCTAGTTTGACTTCTCCCCTTAGTTTGAGAGCAGCCCAAATTGAATCATATTTAGATGCCATAGTTATTGGTGTGATTATCAGGACAGAGGGCATGGATATAGTTATTATTAAATTGGTCCATGGTCTTTAGATGTGATGCATGAATCTTATATAGTCCCTCTCAACCGGATTAGATAAACTTGGCTGAGGAGTTAGCTCTAATGATTGAAGTCAAGAGGAACTATATAAGAGGCATCTCTCATCCTAACCCGCAGTTAGGTACTATGAGTGTCTTGAGATGCCAATCCTAGTATTGTGTTAGCAAGGAACTAGGAACCTTGTTGATATGCCCGACCGATCAAGGGAGCATAATCTTTAGTGCTAGTTTTTATCCCGGAACTAGCAAACCTACCCTGACATGTTCGTGAATATATACCACAGTCAGCAAGGATATTCTAACTATTACAGCGACAGCAGCAGGTTGGTTTCATCAGTCTTCAGCAGGGTATCAACCTTGTTCGACAGCCATTCCACAACCGGAGCAACTTCTTCACCGCGAGTAGTGTTATTGATGTAGATGGCGAGCTGTTCTTGCAGGACTTTCAGCACAGGCTTATTGGTCTTAGCGTTAGCGAACTTGCTAGTGAAGACTTTAGCTGCCAGTTCCACAGACTCTTTCTTCTTACCAGTAACACCCGGCATGACAGAAATGTAATCAGCTGCGAAGTCATCCCACAGTTCTTTGCTGATACCACCACCGCGACGTTCAGCTTTCGGCAGGTTAGCAATGAATTCCCATTCAAGCTTAGCGTAATCGAAGTTATCAGCATTGATATCTTCTTTATCGTTAACTTGCTCACGAGCTTGCTCAACAACTTTATCACGAACAGCTTCCAGCAGCAGATCCAGACCCTTACCACCTTTCTCGATGATAGCAATCAGACCTTCAACACTCGGAGCTGGCACCGGGATGGTAACAGTAGGACGCTTAGTTTCAACGCCGCTGGCTTCATCTTTAACTTTACGGAAATGGAAGTTAGTTTCCAGCACATCCACTTGGTTATTAAAGTTAGCTTTGATGGTGGTATGCAGAGCTTCACGAGCAGCAGTAGCAGCAGCTTCGTTAGCAGCTTTTTGTTCCGGCGTCAGTTCCGGCGCATCAGTAGCAGCAACACCAGTAGCAGTACCGCCAGCAGCAGCAAGAGCTTGGTCATCAACAGCAGCCATCATATAAACAGCACCGAACATAGCAGCCAGACGAAGATTGCGGGACAGTTGTTTCATATTTATTTCCTCAGTTATTTAATTGAATTGATATGGATGGTGCTAGGTTTTTGTCATCAGTACCTAACTAACTGCTCGGCGGATCGGAGAGCGCCACCAGAGATTGCATTATGCCAGAGACAGCATTCCGTGTCAACCCCTTTCGATAATCTAAGTTAGAACTATCTTCAGACTCAAGGGTATTACATATCCTACACGTTCATTGTTATGTCTGATTGGGTAGCAATCATCGTAAGTATTGTATGGTCCAATAGTAATTAGTCCCTCTTTTATTGAGCTTCCTTTATGCTTCATTGTCATGCTAGCAAATGGACTATGAATTATAGAATGAACTCTCTTGGCTAGCTCCTCTTTAGTATATACTTCTCGCATAGCGCCTTCATTAATCTCAACACCATTAAGAATGATAGTCATGATTAATCTTCCTCCTCTTCAGAATCTTTCTTCCTACGATAATATCGTTGCCTAGCTTTCTCTTTATTCTCAGTGATTAGATTCTTCTGAGAGTTAAGCTTTCTCCTTGCGATATTGGTTAGTGATTGGAGAGTGGAGATAAATTCTGATAGCTGTTCAGGAGATAGTCCAGTTAGTTCTCGCCAGATGATATCTTTAACATATGGATCATTCTTAAATCTATAATAATCCTTAAGACAAAGCATCATGATTCTGAGATTATCTTCCTGAGCTTTGGAGATAGAGTCTTTATTAAATAAGGCACTAAACGGGGATGTCATTTTGTTTTTCCTTCCTAGCTTCTCGTCTTTGCATGTTCCGTCTTTCAAGTTTAAGCTTATATACTTCACCCTTGAAATGATCTCTAGCACGTACATGATTCATGTGAGTACGGATAGCTTCCATTCTAATAGTTAGCTGAGTGAAGTCTTCTGCACTTAACCGGCTGATAGAAAGATTAAGTTGTGTGATATCTTGTACTTCTAAGGATATGATTTCTTGGAGTAAGTTATCAGTGTAAGTAGCAGGTACTGCATTAGTAGGTGATCTAGTGTTTCTCATAGCAAGCCTTCGTGCTTAAGTATACGTTTTAGTTTCTCCATAGTTGCATCTTCTCTTGGCCCACAACCTGCACTAGCTAAGTCTCTAATAAGATTGTAGGCTTCAAGAAGTGCAAGGAGAATTAATCTCCTAGCTATCATTACATACTCCCATTCCCATTCATGCCATTCACTTTACCTTTAAAGTATTCTGCTTTCTCAGCAAGAGTATTGCCTTTAATTCGCTGAGAGTTAATACCCTTAGTAAAACTTTCTGGTTCACAAATGACATAGAGTTCCTCCTTAGCACGAGTAACGGCAGTATATAGTAACTCCCTGCTGAGCATAGTTGCATGGCTTTGATGGAGCATAAGAAAGACTTTTCTGAACTCAGAACCTTGTGACTTGTGAACCGTAAGAGCGAACGATAAAAGGAGGGAGTTAAGCTGTCCTGCTGTATTAAGGATAATCTCACGATCATTCTCCAGAAGTTTAATAGTTATTTCATGAGATGATTGTCTAACACGATCTTCACCAGAGCCACCTTTAACTGATTGCATCAAGAGAAAATCAATATTATCAGATTCAGTATCAGAAATATGGTGTTGAGAATCCCCACCAGTAGCACAATTATATCCCCAGTAGTCCAGATGAATTGATTCTGGTTGTGCTGCTGCCCCTTCATACGCTGGATTAGGTTGAATCTTAGTGATAATAGCATCTTCTTTATCATAAAGAATCTTATCACCAACACTGAAATAGGATTTTTCAAAGCCACCGATAATCTCCCAAACAACTCGGTTATTCTTTCTTGCAATATGCTGTGCTAGATGTTTGTTAAGTTCAATAGTTCCACATGCTTTATTGAATGGGATAAGAACCATATCTTCATAAGGATCATAGGCACCAGAATCCATTGCTACTTTGAGGAACTTAGCAATAGTTTGTAGTGCAAGATCAGCATCTAGTTTCTTCTTCCAAGGATGCAGAGTTAGTTGATTTGGATATTTCCATTCAGGGTATTCAGTAACAGGAATAGTGTCACCGCTAAGGATTCTGTGAGCCAAACGAATGATTGGAGATTCCAGTGCTTGTCGATAAATCTCAGTAAGCTCAATGACAGGAAGTTCAAGCATTTTGTATCCAAGAATCGCAGCACCAAATACAGGAGGAAGCTGCTGAATATCACCGAGAAAGATAAATTGACAGTTACTTGGAAGTGCATCTTTAAGCTCCGTAAACAATTCAACAGATACCATGGATGATTCTTCAATCACACAAGTTCTAATGGTATGTGATAGTGGGCGATCCTTAGTCCTAGTTGGTTCAAAGGACATAGTGTTTCGCATCTCACCAGTGTTAGTATCAAATACTTCATGATAAACAGGCTCATATTCTAGTGCTGCATGAATAGTGAGACAGTTATGTTTCATGTCATCTGATACCGCTTTACGAATATTTGAGACTGCACGTCTGGTAAATGAAACGATAATAATTCCGGGAGAGCCATCACGTAAGTATTTGTGTCCATCAGCTTCGAGAATTCCAGCTTTACCGGTTTGAATGAGTGAGGATATAACTCCGCGCTGACAAGTTGTTTTGCCCGAACCCGCAGCACCAATAAGAACTGCTGATTGTCCACTAGATGCAAGTTGTACGAACTGAAGTTGTTTCTCGTTATATGTAATGGCTTTCCCTGTGGATCTATCAACTCCAATGTTTGCGGAGTCATGCGAAGTAAGAGTATTGAGCGATGTGATTGCATTGGTAATGGTGGTAGTTCTTGTAGCATTGGTATTGATGGGATGTTGAGAGTGGGAGTGAGAGTTGCTATTGAGCTCGTCCCTCGCATCCTTATTCATCTGATCTGATATGCGCTTAGGAGAATAGCCAGCTGTTTCAACTTCATTATGCCTACGTTCAAGAGCTGGGTTATTAGCACGAGCTTTAGCTAGTAATTCTGCTAAGCGTTCTTTGGAGATAGTTGTTTGTGTTGGTTTAGTAACCATGATTTGTTCTTTCTGTTAGGTGATTCTTGGTCAGTGTTGAATGGATATTAAAAAGGATAAACTGTGCGTTGTTTATAAATATAGTATTTATGTCCACAGAAAGCACAGCTATATACTGCTACTCCTTCTCCTCGGAATAATAAAATATAGTGATGTCTGTTGTGATCTCTAAGTGAGTGCATGAGTATATCCTTTATTCCGATGGATGTCTATAGGGTTCACCGCCCATTAGTTGCATCAGGTCTGAATCTACTAAATCATCTATCTCAGTTAGTTCAGGAAAACAGTTTTCTGTATGAGTAACTGCTGCTTCAAGAAACTCAAAGTCCATACTATTCCAGCTATATTGAATGTAAGTATCCATGGTTATCTCTCATTCCATTGATACGATTTGAACTAGCACATATGGTTCGATATTGAATTCAGGCTTAGCTTTTCGGAAGGAAAGACGAATTTCTTTAGCAGCTTTAGCAGCAGCAGGAGTGCATTGATGGTAGATTACATTGAAATTGTGGCCATACATAAATACTTGTCCATCAACTAATGCATTCTTAAATTCAGGAACATGTAAGTGTTTGAGATAATAACAATCAAGATGCTCCAGCATATCATTTGGCATATGCATTGAGTTACGCATGTGATCTGCTAGTTTGTATTTAATATTCATAATCATCCTCCGCTCAACAGCAGCTAGATCAAGGTTAATAATTTCTTTGCATTCATTCAGATTAATGGGCATCTTAATCTCCAAGTCCTTCATCTTTAATCTTCTGTGCAATCAGCTGTTGGTTCTTATAATCCTGAGCCAGTTTGAAATTAAGTTTAGCTTTAATGAATGCTAGCTTATTAGGATAATCTTTTTCATTTGGCATCTCAATTGGTGCAGAATCAATAGCTGCTAGTTTGTTAGCATCTTCAATGGATGCAGATGCATCTAAGATTCGGAAGGTAGTACCATTAGCACCAATATTAAAATCACCAAGATCAAAGAAATCCTTTTTCCTTTCAGAACCAGCCCTAAGAAGGGACATTAATGTATGAGCATAGATAGAACCATGGTCAATGTTAAGTTCACAGTGTTCAATCAGATCATCAAGATCAACCTGCGGAATGTCCCAGATAGATTCAGTCTTAGCACAGGATTTAATAATATATTGCCAGTACTGAGACATCTTGATTGTTGGTGTTTGTTTAAATGCGGATAGATCAGATACATCAACATCGAAATCAGGGAACTTACCAGCTAATGCAGCCCATGATGCTAACTGGTGAGCATAGACACTGATATCTTTAGTGCGATCTTTAATATGGCGTTCAAGTATAGATTCTTTCTGATTGATCTTTTGTGCTAGTGTCGCTGTCTTGTAGCTATCAAGATACTCTTTATAATTATTATGCCAGATCTTAATCCACTCAGCAGAATCAAGAAAGTGTTTAGTATCTGGTGTAATAACAAATGTAGGAAGATGCAGAATCTCCTGTTTCCTAGCATCTGTTGCATCTAATATCTTCTCAACCATTTGCACAAGATGATGCATGTTCTGTGCAATAACTGGGATAATATCAGGACTATATTCAGCAGGTACTCTGAAATCCATAAGTCCTGTTGATTTAAAGAGAGCTATATATAGGAGATAGTTTTCAGTAGGAGTTAGAGATTGATCGAGCCACCTAGGTGTTAGTTCAATCAGGCGCTGGGAATTGATGTGAAATATTGGATGAGAATATTCACGGGAGAATAAACCGATATTGAAATGATCGGTATTAAATTCTATGCCGGAGATAGAACAGAGAACTTTGGCCATGGTTTTTATTTCCTGTTATTTGGAATAGATAAGTCTTGGTCTATGGTCTTGGATATCACAGCTATCTAAGCTACTACCATTGCTGTTGCTAACAGTTTAGCAAACTCCACCCTATTGAGTACACCCTTATCCATGGAGTCTTCATTGCTATCTGAATAATAAGTTAATATAGCAAATAGCTTACTAGCTTCACCCAGAGTGAGAGTAATGATGTGATCATGATTGTTATCTGCGGTTACATTCATGTTAGTTTCTCCCTTTAGTATTAGTGTTCAATTTCTAGCTAAATCTTCTAATTCTTCCTTAGCTAATTCAGGTGGCATATCAGTAATATTAACTATGTGTCCAAGAGGCGTACCGTAGTTAGATAAATCAATTTGTTTATCCTCAGCGATTGCTTGCATAAGTAACTTATACTTACGATCGCTTACTTTATATGCAAAGCCAAACGTAGCTACTATTTTCATGTGCTAATCTCCTGATTAAATATCAAAGCATCTTAAACAATGCATCATCATTAATTCCATCATTGCTATTTAGTTCTGCCTGCCTCCTTTCTTTTTCAGCTTCAATAAGTTCAGCATGTTTGGTGATGATAGGTAAGAACTCTTTATAATCTTTATGTTCACCAGTGCTAATGAAGTGATCTGCTGCTGCAAACTTAGCTTCTTCAATTTGTTCAGCAGTATAGTTAGGAATGCTATCTCCCTGATTGCGGCGCTCAATGCCAAGGTATTCAGGAGTAGCAACTATCTTATCTTTAGGAATACTTGGGTCCATCTCAGTAAGATTAGCAATATTAATTGTGGGTTTAATATTCCTACCAGTTTGTACATAAGCAGGAGTAGCTGCACCAATCTTATCTTTAAATGCTGTTTGTTGTAGCTTAGTTAGTGCTGATTTAGAGTTAGGCTGTAAGCCATTGCCAGTTGTATTCAATAGGCAGATATCAAATATAAGATCATTGATCTCATCAATAGTGAGAGTGATGCGATAAGTAGGAGTGGCCATGATATAGTCCTTAGTTAAAATGAAATAGGCAATTCGGCAGAGAACCGAATCGGCATTATGCCATTTAGTCATTTCGGTGTCAAGCCCTCCCTGCCAATCTCCCTCACTCATTGTCCACCTAGTTATTAGTATCTACTGTTGTACACTCATTGTTAGTTATGTGGAGCTATACAATAGTAGTTACTATCTCCTATCTATCTATTCTTACTTACTTATATCACTACATAGCGGCATCAATATTACCCCTATTAAAATTTAAAATTAATATTATATTTAAAAACTGTTACTTATAATTTTAAAGGGGATAGATAGGGATAAGTATGAGATAGGTACTTGTTAGTTATAGGCATAGATGGAGATAGATAGTTATAAGTAGGAACAGTTAGGCATCGGGATAGGCAGGATAGGGGCAGAACCGAAACACCGAAATGCCCAATCACCATTTAGGCAATCAGGCATTTTGCCGAATTGGATTTTAAGTTCTAACTAATGAGTTCTTTCATCAGCACCATACTAACATCAGGCATCCAACATTCAATAGCCATCTGCATAGCATCCAATGCCAGATTATCTACAGTACAGAATTCTTGTTCTCCTCTGCTGTATCTTTCAATGAATGCTTCAGCAGCTATTGAATCATTCTCAGCAGCTACAACAAGCTTACCAAGTTCAATGCCGCTGATAGAACGAAAGCTTGCATAGATATTATAATGTGCCATGATATTTATTCCTTTATCCTTTGAGATTACGATTGCGAGATTTATGTTCCCACTTCTTATACCATTTAACATAATCAATACCTGAATCAGGTTTAAGCGATTGATAGTTAGTGATATATTTCCATTCACTAATAGCAGCCATCATTCCAATAATGGATAGGAAGATGGTAAGTATCAGTATCAATATGGATTGCCAGTAAGTGTTAGCAGTAGCTAATAGGATGATAGTGTACATGTTTATGTGTGATAGTTAGTTCCTTTCAGATAGTCTTAGATGCTTTAAACCTAATATGCAGTTCATCATTAGGATAAAGATCACCAACTAATCGCAACCATTTCTCAATAAGCGATGATCCATTCTTAGTAAATACCATATTAGCTAGTTCTTCAGCTTTAGCATTAGCTACATCAACAGGATAGATGCCAAGATTAAGTTTAGCAAAGGTAGTTCCTACTCTCCCCTCTGTATTCAGCCGCACAATATAGGCAACTACATATAAGTTCTTATTCATGATAATTACCTTTCATTTCCCCAAAAGAATATACATTGCAGCTTCTTCGCTCCAGCCACGGTTCCTAAGATACTTAGCAGCAGTGTAAACACCAAGAGTACCGGCGATGAATCTAGCTTGTTCAATGGGTGTTCTCTTATGATGAGGATTGATCTGAATCTTAGCGCACATAATTATATCCTTTCAGGTTTAGGTAATTGTAAAGATCACAGTAATCTCTACTCAATAGGATACTAGCATCTAGCCAATACCCTATTAAATGAGACTACACTTTAGAGCAGATCAATAAGATCAACATTCTTAGACGCATCTTCCTTCATCTTATTGAGTCTCACCATGAACCTTGATGCAAGAGCATCCCCAGCCGGTGCCAGTTCAAGACACTTAATCAGGCTATCACACATCTTAGGTTCATAGCTAGTCTTACCACCTGCTAGGGAACTTACCTTATCTTTAAAGGTTCCCACTACAGCCATAATCTGTGCAGATTCTTTATCACTAGGAGTGCTGCTAACACCAAGCTTATCCGCCAGAACTACAGCAAGCATCTCACCGATACTTTCATCAAACCATTTGCCAACACTCTCTTTAGTCAGTCGTCCTGATTCATTGTTGGATTCTAACCATTCAATCATGCTTGCAACACTAATTTCCTCAGTACTGATGCTCTTACTTCCAGCATCAATCTTTTCCCTGATGATCTTATCTTGTACACTTTGGAGATACTCAATCACATGTGGTTCAAGTGCAGTCAGGTTATTACGGATATCGCCCACGGCAATCATTGGGATACTTACACACTGACTATCCCTCTTAATTCCATACATTGGATTATCTTTATCATTAATAGTCTTATAAGTTACCTTAGCCAGCCTTTGGCCAGTGAAAGGTTTAGAAGTCTTCGGATCATACTTAACAACACTGTGATTAGCTTGGTCAATAATGCTCATAATTAATACTCCTACTTGGTCAATGGGAACTACGGGTTGATAAGGATACTCTAGGCAATCTGCATTTTTCCTACTAATTAGATGCAAACTGCCTGCAATACCCTAGTTAAAATTAGAAACTAGGTTGATAGTTCATTAGCCTTTGCTTTTCAGCTTCACACTCAGACTTAGTACCTACCATCTGTACAGCATAGTCCGAGTAAAAGTAATTAGCTTCGGTAGCTTTAACAATCCTCAATCCATCTACAGTATCAACTAACAGGTGAGTCATGATTAATTTCCTTTAGTAATAAGATTAAAGATATTGTCCATATCCATACGCATATGCTCTAAGCTCCAACCCGCATTAGTGTATCGCTGCTTAACGCCGTCAATGAAACTAAACACTTCATAGTAAGGGTTAGGATTGAATTTGATAGTTTGCTCATAGATAGCTACCATCACATTACCTTGCTCACGTTTATCTACCAGTTTCATTCTGTCTTACTCCTTACTAGTTAGTAATCATCATCACGTTGCCAGCGCTTAAAGGCATTATATCAAGAATAAAGAAAAAGAGAATAGCTTTTCATCATTGTATTTAACTATCAACCCTATAGCCAAAAGCTATTGGCAATAATCATGCCAGCTACAGCTATACATACATTCATGTATGTCAGTAAGCGTCCCAGCTTCAAGCCTATCTACTAGTAGGTAGTCTCCCAATGCTTACCTTCCCAATCATTATCATCAATATCATTATCCTCACAATTACTTATCATAATAACTAATCGCATGCGGGGGGATGGGACCTTTTTTGATCGCCATCGCTGTCCTAGTCCTAAGGCACTCCTAAAAAATTACTAAAGTTTTTTAATCTCAATCCTCCCTAGTTATAACTAATGACCTCAATCATAATCACTATATTATATACTCTCACTCACATCCAATCATGAGCACTCAAATTCAAACTGCTAGGAGTACAACAGAAAAGAGAGCTATTGAACTGTTAGGTTCTGGACTCTCGGCGGCCACAGTAGCTACAGCTATTGGAGTCAGTGAATCTCGCATCTCGCAACTAATGGCACAGAAAGACTTTGCAGATGAAGTTGCAACTATTAGATTCCAGAATCTTCAAAAGCATAATGAGATGGACAATGCTTATGATAGAATGGAAAAGAAAGTTGCCACTCAATTAGAAGAGATGTTACCATTGATGACAAGGCCAATGGAATTGTTAAAAGCAGCATCTGTTATTAATGGCATGAAGCGCAGAGGTTCTAGCGCACCAGAACAAATGGTAAATCAGAATCAAGTAGTGCAACTCCTTATGCCTACTGTTATCACCCAGAAGTTCACAACCAATGTAAACAACCAAGTTATCCATGCTGGTAATCAAACACTTGAAACTATCCAAGGCTCGCAACTGTTAGCAGCAGCTAAAGCTAAGTCTCAAGTAGTTAATGAGCATGGAGCAGGCTTACACAATCAGAGTACAGACTATGTTGAAACCAAAGCCATCACCCACTCCAATAACTCCCCAAGAGCTTCAATTGAACTCATACAACAAAGAGTCTCAGAAATTACAAAATCAGCAGAAGCTACAAGATCAGAACAAGATAAGGGCAATGGAACTGCTGCTGTCTATGAGCCGACAATTGGAAGTTAGTTCTGTGACAGTTAAGAAAGGAAATAATTATGAATAGCAGGAGCTATTATGGGTAAGACTTTATTGGAATCTTTGGGAGCTACAGATGAAGAAATCAAAGCAGCAAAAGCGGATACAGAGATTGCCAGTTATGGATCTAACTATAAAGAAGAAGAAATCCCAGTTCAAGAAGCTGCTTTCGAAGCAGAGCAAGTCCATAACCTTGCAAGAACATCCCTTGACTTCCTTGCAGCACTTGCAGCTCCGGTTGTCTTTCGCTTCTGCTTTCCACCGGTATTTGTAAGTGTATGGCTATGGTTATTAGATGAACTTAAAAAGCCCCGTAGTTTTCCGCAACTAGCATTAGGTCTTCCTCGTGGCTTTGGTAAGACTACTGTTATCAAACTATTTGTACTCTATTGCATTCTCTTCACTAATAAGAAGTTTATCCTTGTTATTTCCAATACAGCTAAACTAGCTGAGAATATTATCTTCGACATTGCAGCCTTTCTAGATGAACCAAATATCAAGAAGGTATTTGGAGATTGGAGACAAGGGTTAGTACAAGATACCCAAGCAATGAAGAAGTTTGGTTTCCGTGGAAGGAACATAGTTCTGGCAGGTATTGGCGCCGGTACTAGCCTTCGTGGTATGAATATTAACAATGAACGTCCAGATGTGATGATCTTTGAAGATATTCAATCTCGTGAAGAAGCTGATAGTGAGATCCTTTCTAATGCACTAGAGCAGTGGATGGTTGGTACTGCTATGAAAGCCAAGTCACCTGCTGGTTGCATGTTCTTGTTTGTGGCTAATATGTATCCTACTAAGTGGTCAATTCTTAGGAGATTAAAAGCCAATCCTAACTGGGCTAAATTCATTGCTGGTGGCATTCTTGCGGACGGTACTTCTCTTTGGGAAGAGCTACAACCTATTGAGCAGTTAACAAGAGAATTTGAGAATGACCTTGCAATGGGTCGGCCAGAAGTATTTTATTCAGAAGTTCTTAATGATGAAAACGCTGCGTCTAATAACCTTATTGATTTCTCTAAGATCCAAGATTATCAGTGGCCTAATGATCAAATCCCAGAAGGGAACTTTGTTATTGTCGATCCATCTGGTTGGAAAAAGAAATCAGATGAAGTAGCAGTTGGCTATTTCGAAGTTCATGCAACTAAGCCAGTATTGAGAAAGCTCAGAAGTGATAGGTTAAGTCCTGTTGATACAATTAGAACTGCGATTAAATTCTGCCTTGAGAATAATTGCAGGCTAGTAGCAATTGAATCTGTAGCGTATCAAGCTACTCTTCTCTATTGGTTTAAGTTCATCTGTGAGCAAATGGGTATCATCGGTATTCAATGTGTAGAGATTTACCCCGGTGGTAACTCTAAGAACTCTCGTATCCTTCAGATGTTTAAAGATTATCAAGCTGGAGACATTGTTATCCATGGTGATCTGAGAGCTGAAGTTCACGCACAGATGGTAACTTTCAATCCAATGAAGCTAGATAATAGTGATGATATTCTTGACCTTCTCTGTTATGCTCCACGCGTACAAGCTGAGTTTGGTCAGTATGTAGTTTCTATTGGTGAGATCAGAGAACTTGAGCATTCAGTGATTGATGTTGAAATTGATAACTGCTGTTATTAATTAGGAACAAAATATGAACTTCACATTTGATGCAACACAATTAATTAAAACACTTAATAGCATTCTTCCTGAAAGCCAGACACCCGCTGATGAAGCTAATAAAGGAAACATTCTCCGAGAAGCTATCAGAACCAATGCGGATAAATCTGCTGAAGAGAATAAGGAGAATGGAGACAAAGATAATGAAAATAATGAAGGTGATCTAGTAGATAATTCTGGAAATAATATGCTAGACACTATGAAAGATTCAGTCACAGATTTTATCACATCAATGTTCATTCCCTAAATCTCTAAATACTAATTTCCATAACTAGGAATAACAACCATGACTACAGCCAATACCCCATTTAATCTTAGCCATAAATCACAAGCAGCAATTATTGAATACCTTAAGCAGTGTTTCAATCTTTATAATAAGGGTATCAATATTCGTGCTAAGTTGCGTGATATGGACCTAGCTTATAATCGTGAAAAGAATCAGCTAGAAGAGAATCGCAAAGCTAAGCAAGCTAATAGATACGGTGATCAGAATCGCTATCAAGACCTTACAATTCCTGTTGTTATGCCACAGGTTGAGGCCGCAGTTGTATATCAATCTTCTGTGTTTCTGCAAGGCTCTCCTATCTTTGGTGTTGCTCCTTCCCCGCAATACAGTTCTCAAGGTCTGCAAATGGAATCAGTCATTGCAGATAACCAGACCAAAGGCGGCTGGGTTCGTGAACTGCAAATGGCATTCCGTGATGGATTTAAATACAATCTCGCAGCAGTTGAATTAGTTTGGGAACGTAAGGTATCTGCTAGCTTTGATACTGATGTTAATTTTGGTAATGGTAAGGTTGGTAAGCCTAAAGAAATTAATTGGGAAGGTAATGTATTTAGGCGAATGGATCTTTATAATACATTCTGGGATCTGCGTGTAGCACCAACTG